GTTCCATATACTTCATCAAGTTCAACATATTTTTGAAAACTTATCATTTTCCTAATTCCTTTTTAGCAACTTCTCTTGTGTATGCTTCTAACTCTATGGCAGCATCCCACATTTTTGTTGACCACCCCTTAGACTCCGTAAACTCTATCAATTCCTGTTGTTTCTCAGACATCTCAATTTGATCATCAGTCTGAGCAATTGGTATTGGTAATTTAAAAAAATGAGCTGTCTTAACTTTAATGTTATTGACTACTTGTTCATCCCACGATAAATCAGTTGATCTTTTCTTTGCATAACTCAACATGGCACTACTAAATGTATCAATGTTTTTCTTGATAACTTTTTCCATTCCATCCATATAGTCTTTTATTATCAAACTCATTGTTTTTCCGTCAACTTTTCTTTTTGCCATTCTCCAAAGTTCCCATACTGTTACTTTATCGTGCAGCGAATACCTTTTGAGATATTTCTTAACCAGAGGGTCAAACATTTTTTCAAGGTCTTTCTCTACTGCACTAAATTTTGTCCACCGTGAAGTTTCTTTAAGGTCACTTATAGATGTCCACCTTCTGCCAGTTCTATCTAAATGACTCATCACATCACCCGAAGCAGACAGAAGAACATCAGCGTCCATCTCTAATACTGCATGAACACCACCTTGAGTTGCAACACCAACTTCCATATACCGAGAAAACATTGAAAAAAATGCTGAGATAGACTTTTTCTTTCCTTGAAGTCTAGCTATAGATTTAATACCATCTGCATCTGTTGTATGAAATACTGTTGCTCGAAGTGTGTCTGGCCAGATTCTTTTGAACATAGGTGAAGATATAGGAATCATCAGTTGATCATAGTAACCTATTCTTGGAAGAAATAACAAATCTGATAGACTTGTTCCTTCCCTAACTTCGTTCAGGTATTGTTTAAATGATTTCATAAGTATTTTTTATCTATTTTTTGAATTTCTACTTTTTTTAGACCAAATTTTTTCTTTGCATGAGATATTTGTTTTTCTAAACTCTTTTCAGAACCAAAAGAAAGATTAGTATGTGCTTTAACAGCAGATGACAAATTAGTTGCTGGTTGAGCATCATAATGCATTATTGCAACATGAGTATCGCCTGGTCTAATTCTAGTTTGCATGGTATGGGATTTACCACTCTTATCCTTTACTGTAACTTTTTGGAATTTAATAAATTCTTTAAACGTCTTCACTTTGCCCAATCCTTTGCTGCATTGAAATTGGCCCTTGAAAATTCCAATCGATCAACCAACTTAACTGCATTTCCTGTTTGATCAATTGCGACAAATCCTTCTGGTGCAGTTACACGATATCCGTTTTCTGTACGAATGAATGTATCCATTGCACCTTTTGCCTTCTCCAATTTGCGAATCACTGCGTTCTTTGCATCAACCAAAAGGTTTTGCATATCAAATACATTCTTGAGGTGATTCTTGTTGGATGAGAGAAATCTCACAACTCTGTCTTTATATTCTTTCTTGGTATCTTTTGTTTTTTGGGTCTTTACTTTATCTACATCTTTTTGAAGTTTATCATCAATATACTTTATCATATCAGCTGTATGTCTTGCAGTATTTGAAATTTTTTGTCCTTCTCTGACTTTCACGTTGTTGTATGTTTTGATTAAAATCAAAAGGTTTGTTTGGTTTAATATTCCGTTTAGAAAAGATGAATTCAATTTCCGAAATTGTTTTCCTGCAAGAGATAGAATATTGGTAAAACTGGTTGTCTCTGCCTTGTTGAAGTTCACCGTTCCAGATGTATCTTTATATTCTGCATCCGAAAACCAAACATCGTTTGTCTTTGTCAATCCCCCTATATTCGCACCGAAAGATGCCCGCATGTCTTCAAGTTTTTCTCCTGAGTAAGTGGTATGCCAGACAATACCCATTTTCGCTTTCGTGATTTTATGGGAACTCTCTTTTGGAATTGCGTATGTGATTGTATTGGGTGTGAAGGTAATATAGGATTTATCATCTATTGTCTCTGTTTTGAAGTCATCATCTGTGAATAACATATCCCCTTGAAGGACATCCGTTATTCCTAATTTTGGAAGATATTTGAGTGCAACCTTTAACTTTGCATTGAGTCCGGCCGCAGAATGATTCTTGTCTATGTCTGCATCTGTATAATTAACTTTGGGATTTACATTAAACACTCCCTTAGTTCCTACAAAGAATTTTTTATTCTCTGGATTGATCCCTGCAAATATAGCAGGAGCACCATCCCACTTGACAGATACATTGACACTCTTCTTTGCATTCCCTGCTAACATATCTCGTAAAGATTGCAAGAAACTAATCGCACCTCTGGTTCCATTGATGCCATTATTCAGTACTTCGTCTTCTAGGTGTTCTAAATGAAGGTTTTTACCTTCTTTTGCTTCAATAAGGTATTGTTTAAATCGTAACATTCTTATTACAAAGTTCTGTTTTTTTTAAGGTAGGTATGACAATTTAACGAGGGGAGAACCCTCATTAATTATTTATAAAACTAAGACACTTGGGGATCATCTGGATTTGGAAAACCCATCGCTGCGGCTGCAAATTCTTCTTGAAAAGAGGAAACAAAGTCAGGAGGAGGATCATCCATACGGAAAGTAACAAGATTTCCAAAATGATCTTCGACTATAAAGTGTTGTTCAGCGTTTTTTGTGTGCATCGGTTCCGTTATACCGACAACATGGAGAAATATACCTCTTTCAAGGTTTGCATAATAACCACCTACACGAACTTTAAGAGTATATTTTTCTTTACGAAATGCATCTAAATCGACAATTTTATTATTATCTATACCATTCGTTTTGTTCATTTTGTGCCTGACGTATCAGTTTCATTTCATCCTTCTTCCGTTGTCTTGCCGCTTCTTCACTTTTCAATCTTTTTCGGATACAGGGTTTAACAAAATGAGATTTTTCTTTGACCTTTTTCATAGTACCTTCACTCATGACTGCGGCCTTGAAACGACTCAATACTCGATTAATGTTTTCGTTATGTTTTACTTTAATTGTAATCATAGTTCACCTATCATATTATTGTTATGTAATTATTTATTTATTTATTTTCATACTTATAGTATACCAAATTATTAAAGAATTGTCAAGTTAATATTTTGATATAAATCTTGCGATGGGTTGTATAAACGGCAACAACCCTATTGCCATAATTGCATTTACCCCTGTGTGTACGAGAGCCACCTGTTTCGTGATTCCTGTAGGAATCCCATCACTCACTAACATTCCTGCAATCCAAATTGTTCCTGTGGTTCCCACATTCGCTCCTAATATTGCCGCAATCGCAGACGGTAAAGGCAATGCACCAGATGCAACAAGTCCTATAACAGCGGTTGTAGTAAGAGATGAAGATTGCCAAAGAAGAGTGCAACCAATAGCTCCAAAGAACATCCAGTAAGGATTGGAGATAAACCATTGAAGATTTTCTAAATGACTCATTGATTTCATTCCACCCGAAAACATCTTGAGTCCAATGTAAAAAATGACAAGACCTAGTAAGGACTGAAAAACAGGATTGTTAAATTCCATAAAGTTCCTTGATTTATATTTCCACGAATCGTAGAGTTTTCTATCTTTTTTTTTCATATCCTAATATATAGAAGTTTGTTATATTATAAATATAAAAGAAATTACTCATGACAACGTTAATCTCGCCGCAAGATTTCACTAAAACAACCTCCCTACTCCGTTCCTTTTTTTCAGACCATCGTGGATTTTTAGAAGTCCATACACAAAATCGTCTTTCTATTCTTGCAGCGTGTGAAGATCCTACAACTGTATCTACATACAATTATTCTGATGAAGTTTGGCCTCTACCTCAAACTGGTCAAATGTGGTTAGAATATGAACTATTAAAAGATCCATCGTTGCCTGGTGTATTCTGTGTTTCCACATCTTACCGTCAAGAACAAAATCCAATAGAAGGAAGACACGATTTAATTTTTCCTATGTTTGAATTTGAATGTACAGGAGATTTTCAAGATTTACTCAAGTTGGAAAGTGATCTTCTTACGTTCTTAGGTTTTGAAAATACACAACATGTTCCTTACGAAAATACTGTTTTTCCTGGCGGTAAGTACATGGACATAGTAAATCGATTTCAAGGTAGAGATCAAGAACTCACCGACTGGCACGAAAAATGGATGTATGATACTTATGGTGATGCATTCTTTCTCACTCATTTCCCTTTCCACACTTCCCCTTTCTGGAATATGAAAACTTCAACAGACACATGGAATGTTGGAATTCCCGATTCCATGATACCACAAAAAGTTACTGGTGACATTGCAATGAAATGTGATGTTATCATGGGTGGTATGGAAACAATTGGTTCTGCCGAGAGATCATCCGATACAGAAAAAATGAGAGAAATGTTTCATACTATTTCAGATGGAATGTATGCTGATCTATTATTCAAATTGTTTGGTAAAGAAAGAGTAGAAAAAGAACTTGATGAATTTCTTAGTTTCGATTTCTTTCCAAGATTTGGTGGTGGAATAGGTGTTACTAGAATGATATCAGCACTTGACAAATTAAATTCAAAAAAATAATTGCAGGGTGGCGAAACAGGCAAACGCATTCCGTTGTTGGCGGTCATAAATTGAAGGTTCGATCCCTTCCCCTGCAGCCA